GACGACACAAAGGTGTTGATGGTTACCGACGATGAAGCCTCAACTCAGGGAATGGTGTTTGAATGAGCTTTATCGACTACACTGACAGGGCGATTATGAAGATACTGGTGGATCAAATCCTCCAGTTAAATCCATGGTTAAAGCTTGGTGAACAGCTTACTGGCCCAGTGGCAACTGTATGTGAAGGCAAGATCGTGGATGTAGATGCAGCGCAAGCTGCGCCAGCGAACCTCATTCGTGGAATCAAGGTTCCAGCATCTATTCAGCCCGTTCAACAGAAATGGCAATCACTGACAACTGAAACGGTCAAGTTTAGTTTGAGTGACATTGAGAACTTCAGGCGGGCGGCGTACGATAAGGTTGACTTCAAGCTCTCAAAGCCTACGTACATTCACCCATATTTGATCATGATTCCAGCCCGTGAGTGGCTCGAGAAATACAATGTCGGTGATAAGGTAGCAGTTGAAACAGTTGATCCAGCTACCTTCCAAACACACTACGTCGAGACCACTCTGACACAACAGATGATCGATGAAAATTCCGAAGTTATCTTTAGATTTGCTTTAAGCGACTAAATGTTTTTCATAATCCTGACGTTCTGCGCGGCCCTCTTCATTGAAGGTCTTGGTTCCTTAGTCTCCGTCATCGGCATCTCTGCTTTGTTCGGAGCCAATCCAATCATCATCGCACTCGCGATTGCACTTGACGTTGGGAAGGTCGTCACAGTTTCCCTTCTCTATACCTACTGGAAGTCCCTCAAAACCTTGATGAGAGCATATGCTCTCATCGCGGCCGCGGTGACGATGACGATTACTTCTGCTGGTGCCGCAGGGTACCTCTCAGGAGAATTTCAAAAAGCGATCTTGGGCACCAAAGAAGGTGAACTGAAGGTTGCCGTGTTGAAAGAACAGCAGGCAAAGTATCAGCTTCGTAAAAAGCAGATTGATGATCAAATCGCTGCGCTGCCTCAGAAAACGACTGTAAATCAACGACTTCGCCTAATGAATGGTTTCAAGGCCGAGCAGCAGTCCCTTGACCAAAAGATTGCACAGATCGATCAACAGTTACCACAACTTCAAGTAGCTCAGATTGGAACTGAAGCAAAGGCTGGGCCGATCGTTGCCATTGCAAAGGCGTTCAAGATACCAGTTGAACAGGCAGTTTCTTGGGTCATTGGCATGATTATCACTGTGTTTGACCCACTTGCAATTTTCTTGATTATTGCTGGCAACTTCTTGGTGGTTCGGCGAAAGGCTGAGAAGGAAGTAAAAGCAGAAGTGGTAGACAACGCCCCAGCTCCTGAGCAAACCGTCATCACCAACGGTGACATCACATCACCCATGAGGATGGGCGCAGAGTTTCCGACAAGCAGCATTGATGGCGAGTACTTCTACCGAACTGATTTAAATCAAGTGTACATGTTCGTGGACGGCAAGTGGAAACAGCTCTTGCGCCCTACCACTCGTGAAGCTGTGAAGGCCGCTTTGGATAAAAAACGGGTCGGCCCTCGTGGCGTTGAAGCATATGAAAGCGACGTTGTTAAGTCATGGGAACAACCGCCTGAAACGGTTTATGAGACATACACACCGCCACCACCGCCTGTTGAACCAGAACCGGTGGAAGTTTCTGAACCTGAAATTGAGGAAAGTCAAGACGCACCTTCTGAGCAACCTACCGAAGACCGACGAACTCGTGTTGGCACTGGCATTCTTAAACCGGTCGACGTCACCCTCCCAGATACAGATGAGAAGTTAGATAAATCAAACTTCACTCCATTGACGGTTCCACATCGAGAGGAAAAATTAGAGAAACCTCGTGAGGAAATCAGCCGATCATCGCTTGGCTTGGTTCCACCTGATCCATACACCATAGTTGATGGTCGTAGAAATCCAGGATTTATAAAGCCAGACTCAATTCCAAAATGAATCAACCCTATTTCAATATAGGTGATCACGTCCGCTTCAAGCAGGCAGCAATTGATCACTACGACAATCCATCGTTTGAGGTCCTTCGGGGCCTTCTTTTTATTGTCGATGGTTACCTCATTGAAGACGGCCACGAGCTAAGGGACTTCGTTAACCTTCGCTGTCTGAACAAAAATATCTCACCAATACATGGGACCCATCATTCTGAGCTCGAGCTCGTTGCTGACGCATAACTGTGTTAAAATATACAACCGGAATAAACTTTAGGAGCGCAAAGTGAAACAGGTGTGGGTAGAAAAATTTCGTCCGAAAACCGTTGCAGAAGTAATTCTCAGCAACAACCATGAGCGCAAGACCTTCGACAAGTACGTTGAAGAACAGGAGATTCCCAACCTACTTCTACAAGGTGGTCCAGGCACCGGTAAAAGTTCCCTCTCACTTGCGTTGTCTCGTGACCTGCACATGGACCGTAGCGATGTCCTGAAGATCAACTGCTCAGATGAGAAGATCGACGCGATGCGGGACAAGGTCAAGAACTTCGCCATGACCATGGCAGTCGGCAAGTTCAAGCTTGTTCGTCTTGAAGAGCTCGATGGCATTGGGCCTGATGCACAGCGCCTGCTTCGTGACCTCATCGAGACCACTGAGCGAAACTGCAGGTTTATTGCGACCTGCAACTACATGCACCTCATCATTCCTCCACTTCGTTCTCGTTTTCAAGAATTTGTCCTTTCAGCACCAGCGAAGGACCTCGTGCTCATTCGTGCAGCAGAGATTCTAGAGGCTGAAGGAATTGAATTTGAGCTTGATGATCTCGAGAAGGTTGTCGCAGTGGCATACCCTGACTTTCGCAAGGTCATTCAGTTGATGGAGCAGTCAAGCAAGACAGGCAAGCTTATCATCAAGGGCGCTGAGTCAGCTCAGGACTGGAAGCTCCAGCTCCTTCCATTGATCGAGGCAGGCAACATCAGCGGGGCTCGTGAGCTCGTATGTGCATCTGCCACAAAGGAAGAGCTAATCGATGTGTATCGATTTCTCTATGACAACCTCCATCGCTGTAAGAAGCTGAAGCGTCAAGACGAGGCGATCGTGCTCATCGCCCAGTACCAGTATCAGCATAGTTTTGTTGCGGACCCTGAGCTGCAGGTCGCGGCTCTATTCATCGAGATTGCAGCTCTTATGTGAGGTGAATCATGTATGAACTTTACGGTCACTATGGAACATTTCCCGATGGCACTATCAACGCCATCGACCTCCCGCCTGACGTACGCGAACAGCTCTACCGCTACGTGGACGTCGAGGGTATCTTGTCGAACGCAGTCGGACCTGTTTATGGGAACTACGTTAATTTTGCGGGGTACAAGGTGAATGTTAAAATAATCGAAGCTACAGACAAAACGTACAAGGTGAAACTCGTATGAGCTTTGATATATTCGAGGGCTTAGCACAGCTCTCAAGCCGTGATCTTCGGTGGTACTCCAAGCTGTCGCCCGAGGATCAGAAAGCCGCATCACCGTTTGTCATCGCCAGGTGGATGACAGGGACTAGTGACCAGGCCCAACTTGTTCGCATAAATACGTTCGTCAACCCTTATGGCTTCTCACTAGGATCAGAGAAGTCCTTGCTCTTCTCGCTGCTTGCCGCTGCAGCAACCGGAAAAACCAAACGGTACCGGTGGTTGAAATCACCAGGAGCAAAGGCAGCTGTAAAGCTTCGCCTTGAGGTGATTAAGCAGTACTATGAGGTCTCCACACGTGAAGCCACCGGTTATGCAGACGTGATAGATGGAGCAGACATCCTCGAAATGGCCGAAGAACTTGGCTGGGGGAAAGAAGAGCTAGCCAAGCTGAAGAAAGAGGTGGACGATGGATCGGGAAACACTCAGAAACCTGTCAGCGTCAAGAAGAAATCACGCTGAGGCAGAAGCACCAACTCAACGAAAAGTAAAATGGACGTGTGAATTTTGTGAACATGACTTCGCAAGTGAGCGAGTGTTCATGAAGCACGTTTGCAAGGAACGTCTCCGCATTGAGGAGCTGCGAGGCCCAGTTGGTCAGGCTGCATACATCTACTATACGGACTGGATGCGCCTTAACAAGCGCTCTGTTCCACCGATTGAAACATTTGCGGCCTCCTCATATTACAACGCATTCATCAAGTTTGCAAATCACGTGAAGCGAGTCAACATGCCGAACCCGTCTGGGTTCGTTAGAGCAATGGTCGAGAACGGTAACGTTCAACCGAGCCTGTGGTGTCGTGACAACGTATACGCGATGTACCTCCAAGGATACGATAAGGTCGTGAGCCCAACTAAGCAGTTTCTTGACTCAGTTGACCTCATCTATGAGTACGCAAAGGAATTTGAAGTTCAACCGAGCCAGGTGTTTAAGGAAATCGGTGTCACCAAGATTCTCGACCTTGTACAACGTCGCAAGCTGTCCCCATGGTTCCTCGTGTCGTCTGGAGCATTTCGCGCGTTTATGGCCCAGTGCAATGAGACAGACACTGATCGACTTGAGAGCGGCATTCAAGTCGGTGCAATGATCATGAGGATCCAACAAAACAAGCAGAACACCGAGCTGTTTACAGAGTTCGCAAAAGCGACGAAGGAGCTGAACCTATGACTCGAAAGCTCTTTGACTCAATGGACACTGACTCGAAACGCTTCTATTCCAAGATCGTTAACACATCGGTGCTAAACCTCCATGCGGTGAAGCGAGGGTGGTTTGACGTGCTGATCTGTGAGACTGACGATCCCGACGTGATAGCTCGTTGGCGTGAAGCTGTACCACAAATAGTGCTGTTAATTAAGATCGAGAATAACAAGGACAAGGACAAGGAAGAATAACGTGGATATCGACATAGATACCGCGCCTGATTTCAAACCTAACACGATCTTCCCATCGTGGCCACGTGCGATGATCCTCAAGGATGGGAAGATGTCAGCTCACCCGTGTGGGGTCTACCCTCAAAAGATTGGGGTAGACCCAGTGACCGGCCTAGCTGCCATTCCATACGATCAAGCTGAAGACCTCGGGTACCTGAAGGTCGACTTTCTTCACCTTTCGGTGTATCAACACTTCAACACGCGTCAGGAGATCGATGATCTCCTACAGAAGGAACCTGACTGGAGCTTGCTGCAGGTTCCTTCAGCGCAGGCCAAGATATTTCAACTTGGAAAACATGGTGACCTTCTTAGCGACCTTAAGCCTAGGTCAATCATGGAACTCGCTGACATCATGGCGTTGATTCGCCCAGGTAAGAAGAACTTCATCGGCCTCTACAAGAAGGAACGGGAAGCTGCGCGTCGCATCCTCTTCGCTAGGGATGAAAGCGGGTACTCATTCAAGAAATCTCACGCGCTGGCCTACTCTTATGTGGTAGTTCTGCAGCTGCACCTAATCGAGCAGGGTCGCCTTTAATTTAACACGACTGACGAAGAACATGTTATAATGCCTCATGTACAGCTTTAAGGGAAAAGACATGAACGCAGAAGACATGAAAGAACAGTGGAACCTCTTCACTGTCACGTACGGTTCGAAGCTGTATGGCACCTCGACTCCGACCTCGGACACAGATAACAAGGTCGTCTACGTTCCGCCGCTCGGTAGCATGCTGCTGGGCAAGAAGCCATCGATCTATAAGACGCGCTTCGACGCTGAAGGCAACCCAATCGGCACCAACGACACGATGCCTGAAAACGGCGTCGAGACTGAATACTTCCCAGTGCAAACGTTCGTTCATGACTTCGTTGCTGGCCAAACGTACGCAGTTGAAATCGCGCATGCGTACCTGAGTTACGGTCCTCCAGAACATGGCTTCGGCTACAACATGGAAAAACCGATCTACGACTTCGTCAAGGAGCTGGTGGATAACTTCGGCAACTCCGAGGTGTACTCGATGGTAGGCTTCGCGATGAAGCAGACCTTCGACTACGTGAAGCGCGGTGAACGGCTCAACGACGCGAAGCGGGTTCTTGAGGCGGTAGACCGTTACATGAGCAACAGCACCATTGTTCGTCTCGATACGGTCTTCGACGGTGTGCCACTGTATCAGCTCATCGCTGCACAGGCTGGGTTGGAGACAGAAGTTCTGACGAACGGGCACAAGCCTCAAAACAGCCTGAAGCTGAACGGCCGCAACTACGTGGACACCACCACACTCGAACACTTCCGAAAGCAGATCGTCAAGCTGATCGACGCCTTTGGCGAGCGCACGAATGAGGCCGCGAAAAAGGACGTGGACTACAAGTCACTGTCGCATGCGGTTCGTGTGTATCAGCAGGCGATCGAAATCCTTGAAACTGGAAAGATCACTTTTCCACGTCCGAACGCTGAGTACCTGCTAAAGATCAAGCAGGGTCAGGTACCGCTGGAAGATGTGAAGCTGAAGCTGTCAATGTTAGACGAGGAAGTTCAGCAAATGATCGATACATCGACAATGCGTAAGCGCACTCCAGAACTGGAGAAGGCGGCTGAAGCGTGGTTGCTGACTAAGCTGATGGGCTTTTACGGCTTGCTTGCCGAAGAAGATTAATCTCGAATTGGGATCGGTGAAGATCTCTTCAACTTGATCTCGACTCCAGCAGGAATCATGCTCACACGGCGTCGCTTAATCTTAGGCGGCGCCGTGAGGTCATATTGAAAGGCATTTCCAATGAGACGCGTTACGTGAGCAAGCTCAAAGTTCTTGTAAATCCGATTCGTCAACGTCGCCATGCCTAGCCTGGAGAACTCGAAAGAAAGTGGGTACCGATATGACCCACGATAGAACCAAGCTGTCACTACACTGATCAGCTGTTTCACGTCGATTCCTTCCTGCTGCGCGTAATCTAAAACATATGCTCCAATTCCTTCTTCTGTAATGTTGTCGACGATCACCAGGTAGTTTTCCTTACGGAACTCGAGGACAGATAGAAAGAAGTAATTTCCTTGGTCTTCAGCTCGTTCGACTACCAGGTTCGGAATGCGCTTTTTTGCCATGCTTCCTCCTGAACTTGATTCTTTTATTTACCTAGGCTGGATGTCAGGTTGCATTACACATAGGCACTTTAAATTCTTTTTGGAAATTGATGCGCATCAATAACCTTATTGGTGCCTGGCATATAATTGTAAATGCACCAACCGAAACTGAAGGGCAACAAAAATTCCTGAAGTTAACGACCGGTGTCAATAGTAATTTCCTATATGCACTTTTTAAGGTGTTTGATCATGGCTACCAACCTCTCGAAAGCGGGTGCGAAGTCGGCAACCAAAATTGGCAATGGTTCCAAGGACGCGCCGGCACCAAAGCCAGCAAGGAAAACTACCGCAGCAAAAACCACGGCGACTGATAAGCCGGAACCGAAGTACATTGCACAGCAAGCCAACCGTAAGCGCTTCGCCTTCGGCCCGGTATGGAACGCAAATGTACTTGCAGGCAAAGTGAAGGACAAAATCAAGTTAGTTGCGCAAGCACAGGCCATGGGTCTTGGTACCGCAAAGGAACTTGCCAACAAAAGCCTGGATGAAATGATCGAGATCGTCGCTGACGGGCTCCGTGCCGCAGAAAAGGAAACGACATCTAACAAGCACCACTAATCCTGTTTTAAACTCTCGTGTGAGGCCTACCTAGGCCTCACTTGTCGTTTCCAGACTGGAGAAAGAAATGAAAATTGTCATTGAGCTTTTCACAACTGAGACTGAACGAGCTGGCGAGGCAATTCAGGAACTTGGCCGGCTGATGGCGACCGGCAATACACTTACAATTGATATGCTGGCGCTCACACATGTTCCCTTTTGTCTTATAGATAGCTTTGGCGTAAAGCTAGGGGAGGTGACGGTATCAATTGCTTAACCTCTAAAATTTTGCATTAAGTGAAAATAGTAGTGTACTTTTTTGGTGAGTTTGTTATAATACATCTATACCAACCAATACTGAAGGAGTTTTAAAAATGGCAACCAAAATCGAAAAAGCAGCAAAAACCACCGCAACCAAAGCAAAAACCACCAACCAGACCAAAGGAACTGAAATGACCAACGCAACCGAAACCACCGTCACCACGACCGCCGCTGACACCGCAACCGTGCAAGCCGATGTGAACACGAACGTCGTCGCCGATACCGCAACCACCGCAGTCGCACCGGCAGAAACCACGACCACGACGGCCGCACCGAAGGTCGACAAGCCGACGCCGAAATACCTGATCCAGCGCGCCAAGCGTCAACGCTACAGCTTCGGCAACACCTGGCTGAACGCAGTCCTGGCCGGCGTCGTCACCGACTACGACAAACTGGTCGCCCACGGCGTACATGTCAACGCCGGCACCAAGGAAGAACTGTCGAAGCTCGGCCTGCAAGACCTGCTGAAAGTCGTGCAAGAAGCGATCTACGCCCAGCCGGCACCGCAACCGCAGGAAGAACCGGCGGAAGAACCGAAAGCCGAAACGCCGGCAGAACCGGTCGCCGCGCCGCAAGTCGAACCGGCCGCTGAAACCACGGCAGACGAAACGGTTGCAGCCTAAGGGCAACCAAGGAGAAGGCCGGTACAAGTGCCGACCACTCCGCAAAGGAGTTGCAAATGACTACTTCACTCCTCTGGTTCCTTCATGATGAAGGAACCAGTTTTGCGGCGCGTGAAGAGAACACCTAAGAAAATGAGAAAAAAGAAATAAAAAGGTGTACATTTCTACAGGTTAGTGTATAATAACTACATCAACCAAACAACCTGAAGGAAATCAAAATGAACGCAAACATCCAATCGATCATGGCTCAAATCAAATCCCTGTCGCTCGAAGAGCAACGGATGTTGAACAAGGCCCTCGTTGCAAACATGAATGCTTTGTACAAGTCCGAGGCCGCAGAAAATGCAATGAAGTTCCGCAAAGGTGACACGGTCCAGTTCGATGCAGGTCCTCGCAAAGGCGGCATCACCAAGATCGTCATCGATAGCTTCTCTCGTGACCTCTCGTCGATCAAAGGAACTCAAATCGGCGGTTTGCGTCAGGGTTGCAAGTGGACTGTCGGTGCAAATCTCTGCACGAAGGTAACCGCCTAATTTTTGGACCCCATCGCTAAGGAGAAAATCATGATGAAGTTTCTGATGAAGCTGATTGGCGTGAAGAGCGACGAACAATTTCTCGAGGAGCTGGTTGCAAACCATGCAATCGTCGAAGAAAAGCTGAAGAACTGCAGTGCCCAGATTCACGAAGCGATCGAAAAGTTCAATGCGATGCCGGAAGGCCCGACCAAGGCCCTGATGGAAGCACACATCGAGAACATCATCAGGACAATGAACCCGCTGCGTGAAGCGCACGCGAAGCAAGCATTGACGATCGGTATTCTCCAGACGACCGTCGGTGCCAAGAAATCGGTGACGGTATGAACCAACACATCATCGAGGCGGCGAAGCTCATCGCGTACGACAACGGCGCCATCAACCGCCTACACACCGAAGAAAGCGTCGTGAAGCACATGCTCGACTCCTTGGACGTCTATACATCCGAGGAGCTGCGAGATGTAGAAAACTTCCTTGCTCACCTCAGCAAGGAAGACCTCGAGGAACTTTGCACTGGCGAGTACGGTGCGGTTCCTGCAACCAAGCTAGTCGAAGCAGTTCTCGAAAAAATGTTCGACAACATGTAATCTCTACGAAGTAGTGTACTTGAGCACGACTACGTGTTATAATGACTTCACTGAATAAATTTTGTGGAGTTTATATGAATTTCGTAGACGTGCTCAAGGAATGCCAAGAGGCAAACGGCGCTGGTTCGAAGAAGGCAATTCAAGCTGCTCTCGCCAAGCTGGATGAAAACGGTCGAAAGCTGATGCGCTACGCGATGGACCCGTACATGGTCTTCGGCGTCAAGAAGTTTGACCGTCCAAAGCAGCATAGTTCTGTTGATTCCTCGCTCGACATCTTCTTCGAGCTGTGCGATAACCTTGCATCACGTGATTTGACTGGGGATGCAGCTCGCGCAGGAGTTCGCGGTGTGCTTGCGCTCTTCACGAAAGAAACCGCTTCGTATCTCGAGCGCGTCATCGACAAGGACCCTCGGGCCGGTTTCTCGGCTGATACCTTCAACAAGGTCTGGCCGAAGGATCAAATTCCTACCTTCGAGGTGATGCTCGCCGACAAGTGCGACGACATCGAGGACTTCGAAAAGTACATCACCTTCCCCTGCCAAGCCGACTACAAGTACGACGGTCAACGCACCATCGCAATCGTTCGGTGGGGTATGCCAGTGGAATACCGTGCCCGCAGCGGCAAGGAAAGTGAGCACCTCAACGGCCTGTTCGATGACGAGCTCATGGCAATCCGCGCGGCTGTCGGCTATGACTTCATCATGGACGGCGAGGCCTTTGCGTCGGATTTCACCGAGACGATCAACGCCAAGAAGGCAGGCAACGACGCAGCAAAGGCGAACATGAAGCTGCGTGCCTTCTTCATGATGCCACTGAACGACTGGATCGCTCAGAAGACGAGCATCACGATGGAGCAGAACCGTGAGAACCTCACTGACCTGCTTCAGGACACCAAGAAGGTTGTCCTGTCGGAAGGCCGCATCGTGACTGACTACAACGACATGATGGAGTACTGCAACCACGTCATCGACGTGCACAAGCAGGAAGGTCTGATCCTGAAGGAGCTGAAGGCAGTCTACACCTGGGACCGCAGCTTCTCCTGGTGCAAGGTCAAGCGTTTCTACCCGGCTGATGCACGCATCATCGGCTTCTACTACGGTCGGCCGAAGTCGCGCCTGGAAAATACCATCGGCGGTGCTATCGTGGCAGGTTGGACCGAGGACGGGGTCTACTTCGAAACGGCAGTTGGTTCTGGCTTCATCGACATCAAGACGGACAAGACCATCATGCCGACGCGTGACGAGATCATGGCTGACCTGAAGAGCTACATCGGGAAAACGGCCGTGATCAAGTACCAGGAAGTAAGCCGCACGAAGTCGAAGAAGCACGCTTCTCTCCGCTTCCCGACGATCGAGTACATTCGCGACGACAAGGTTGTCGAGCTGGCAGATGACGCCGAGCTCGACTTCAAAGGTCGCAGCATGATCGCAGTATAAAACTTCGATTCTTTATGATAAGCCCCACCTAGGTGGGGCTTGGTTGCCATGAAACCGCCTAAGGAGCCAGAACATGAGCAAAAAACATAGCGACATGGTTCAAGTCGCTGCATACAAAATTGCCAGAGCGCTTTCTGTATTTGATGGAATGGATCCATCTGTTCGAGTGCAAATGGAACATGAAACGATGGCCCGTGTTCAAAGAATGCGCGTTGGTGAACCACTTTCTATCGAAGGTGATTACCTCATTCGCGAGTACGTTGAACCACCAACACCGCCAGTCCAAGAAAATGAGGCAGGTTCTGAGGTTGAACCGCCGTCCCCATAAATACTGAGGTAACACTAGGAGGGAGATGTGAAGCTGTATGACTTCTCTGTTTACGCTGAGAGGCGTAACGCGCTGAGAAAAGAAAATGCTGCTGCAAAAGCGGTGATAGAAGTCATGAGCCACATCGAAGCGCCTGGTGCTGTTGTAGAATTAAAAGAAAAAGTAGATGGGTGGTTTACCCTACACCAGGAGGTATCAAAAAGATACTCCTAACTGAGATGTTATATGAAACTAAAATACATACGAATTGCCTCAGATTTACATCTAGAGCAGCTTGCGGGACAGCGTGAAGAGTTCTTAGCACAGACCTACCTGCCGCCCGATCCTCGAGATTCAGAAAGCATCCTCATCCTTGCAGGTGACATCAGCTCCAAGCCTGAACAGCTGCTTAAATTTCTCCAATGGCTGAATGGGCGCTTCATCAAGGTTATCTACATTCCAGGAAACCACGAGTACTATGGTCATGAAATGACCAAATGGAATGACGACATTACGATATCTTTAGAAGCTCCTGAGATGAGCTACGTTTCATGTGCAGGTGGTAGCGTTCGTCTTGAAGAATTTAGTGATGTTCGTATCATTCACACGACCTTATGGGCAGATGGTGGTGAAACCCTTGCCGACCACGCGAACGTGGGTCGATACCTTCGTGACTTCTATGTCATCAAGAAAGATGGCAAGAGGTATACCGTAGGTGACATGAAGCTGCTACACAAAGAGCAGCGAGGAAAGCTCGAGTACTTCTTGAACATGCCGTTCAAAGGCAAGACAATTGTGGCAACCCACCACATGCCTTCGTACCGCCTCTGTCACCCTCGGTTTGGAACTGAGGCGAACGGTGGATTTGCTTCTAACTGCGATCGGATTCTGGCAGGCGACAACGCTCCACATCTGTGGGTGCACGGTCACACGCATGATACCATCGACACCAAGCTATGGAAGACCCGCATAGTTTGTAACCCAATGGGCTATCACATGGAATGGGGCAGCGTGTTCACAAAATACGCACCAAAGTTCGTCACCATCGAGAACATGGAGGAGCTGGAACAACCTCGACCAGCTTTTGAGCCTAGATCCATTTACGACGAAATCGAAAAACCAACACCTGAGTTATGAGTAACGTCATTGACCTCTTCGAATCACGTAAGAAACGTCCGGAGCCGCCAACTCTGGAAGTTCTTGCTGAGCAGTGCATCGATGAGATCAGTGAAAATTGGGAACGGTTTGCAAAGAACAACCGACTAAATGACTACTTCATCTCGTCAGTTCCAGTTTGGGCGCAACCAAAGGTGAACTACCTTTCAGACCTGAACGCGATCTCGTCGATTGAAAACAAGGTAAATCTCGCGCTTATTCTTCACGCACCAGGAACCTCTAGCTCCTCGCGTCTTGGATGGGTAGCTGCATTTGAAGTGAATGGAGTTCGTATTGAAACTCCAATCATGATGTGCGAAGCATATGCGAGGTGCTTCAACATCTTGCTCTTTCTTAAACTCAGCCGTGCACTAACTGACCACGGCATTTCACTTAGTTGAGAAACCCATGAACACAATCTCCCTCTATGCTATCATGCGTGATTCGGACAACAAGTTCTTTGGCGGGTTCGACCCGGCCAAGGGCGAAGCCATCATCGTCGATAACGTAATCCAGGCAAAGCTCTTCTCCAATAAGTTCGACATCAACCTCCGCCCTGACGAGAAGATGGTGGAAGTCATGATCACGATGACTCCTGAAAATACGAAGGTTACCGCGGCCTTCAAGCCACGTCGGCGCGTTGACCGAATCGCAGACGAAGCTGCTCAAGATCACCGAGGCAAAGTCAAGCCGCATGGTGGGCAGCGGTCAACTGACTGAGCATAAATATGGCTACTAAAAGAAAGTAGCCATGAAATTACACGAACTTCAAGATATCAAATCTCCGTCACATGCAAAGATCATAACGTACTTCGAAACCGGGCAAGGTTCGAAGTACGTGTTTTCTGCAAGCGGCGAATCAAAACGTTGGAAGTCCTCACACGCAAACACCGGTGGAGAGGACCAAGGCGCCAAGACATGGTACGAAAAGTGCATCTTCGTGCCTGACAAGTTCCACTATGAAGGCAACTCCGTTCAGTTCCTGACCAATCGATTCAGGCTGAGTGAGATTGCGTTGTCCCTTAAGGGGAACAAGGCAGCTTTCTATGTCAGAAAGAACAACAAGTGGGAGATTGCCACTTGGGACGACGCATACCCAAAGTCAAAGAAGGGACCCATCCCTCTCACGTTCGAGTTCTCCGAGAAGCCAATCGTTGGATACTCCTGTCTTGAGTTCACCAATGGACCAAATCACGCTCTCAAGAACTTTCACTTCGGAAGTGAAGTGACCAAGGTTCTCCCAATTGAGAAGGCAGACCAATCAGATATCGATAAGGTCATGAGCACAGCATAGCGGCGGAATACAGCATTAGTTCACAAATAGCGGCCGCCTTGAGCGGCCATTTTTATGACCTGATGCAGGCAGTGTTCAACATGTGTTCATCGTGATACAATAAGTTATAGCAACTTTTTTACACTGATTATATGTTTATCTACTTTCATGAATTAGGACTTGAAGAAGGTTTTCAAATTTTAGATAAGGAGAACAAGGAAGATCGGTTGATCCGAGGTCGTCGTGTTTCTGCCTGTTCAGGTTGGGAACTTTTCAAGCGGCTACGAGGACAACCAATCAAGTGCTGGTCCTGCGGCTGTGTAGCTGACCGCTGGGTTGCTGATCAGGCTCGCAACAACAAGATGGGTTACCCCGTTGTGAACCTTTATGGCATTCGAGATGGACGGCTGGTTCTCATGAACCGAGATCACATCATTCCGAAATCGCTGGGTGGGTTGGACATGGTAGAGAACCTTCGTCCTGCATGTGCTGTCTGCAACACCACTCGTCAAAACGTGATCACCGATGAAGAGCTGAAGTTTCGTCAGGACAACCCACACCTGTGGAGCCAGAAGCGATTAGAAGAAGGAATAAAAAATGCCCTCAAGCGGATTGCAAGCGAGAAGCGACCCGAGGTCATCGACGAAATATGGAGGCCGTTTGTCATGATTGGAGTGACGCTATGACAAAGACAATTAGGGTCGACACACAACGAAGCCCTGAACAAGATGATTTCATGCTTAGGTTGAAGAGCCTCGAGCTCGCGATGAAAGAGGCCACTGACGCCTATTGGAACATGAAGAAGGATTGTCCCCATGCAATCTCCTACAGCGTTAACACGCGTTGGGGCCAAGGGGAATGTTGGTGCACCATCTGCGGTACTGACTTTGGTCACTACTGTCCTGACAGTCCTGATCATGCCTGTCACTACTACACTGAAGATGGCCTGCATGTGAAGTTGAACACGGGTGAAATCATTCAAAAGCCAATTCACCCGATTGACCCAGAATGGGACTTCGTAACGGTGCAGGGGGACTGCCGCCGTTGGGAAAACGATGATAGCTGTTTGTTTTGTGGTGCACCAAGAGAAAGAAAATAAAGGAGAAGCAAAATGGGTCAAGTTGTAACTGAAGAGATGCTGAAGGACATGCACGACGGCATCAAAGAAGCCGAAGTCATGAATGAAAACATGCGGATGCACGGCACCATTGACATTCCAATGGATGCTCAGAAGATGAAGCGAGAGCAGCTCATCGCTGAAGCGGTGGCTGACGGCCGCAAGTTGGTGACGATCCGCACCATCAACGCGATCGATGACATCCCTGACGCTGACCTGATCAAGGTCGCCACCGTCGAGGGTTGGAAGGTGGTCGTGAAGGCCGGTGAGTTCAAGCCAGGCGATTTTTGTGTCTACTTCGAGGTAGATTCGTTCCTTCCAATGGATGACGATCGCTACGCCTTCCTCGAGAAGAATGCAATCACCTGGAATGGCATTCGCGGCGCGCGCCTGAAAACGATCACGCTTCGTAGGCAACGCAGCCAGGGTCTCGCGTTGCCTGTTGACATCTTCCCCGAGGTGCAGGTCTACCTTGACAGAGACGACCTTCGTGACATCAACTTCACGGGTATTCTCGGCATCATGAAGTGGGAAAAGCCGATCAATCCTCAACTGGCAGGAACCGCGAAGGGCAGCTTCCCAAGCTTCCTCCAGAAGAGCGATCAAGAGCGGTGCCAGAACATGGTGAGCTCGATCTTCGGCTACGAGAAGACGTTCCGCCCTGTTCCATCAGCTGCTACATTGCTTCCTGAAGAAATTGAGAAGGCAATCAAGGCCGATCGCATGTGCACGATTGATGGCGTGCTGCATATTGTACATCAGCCTCAAGCAAGCCGCGACACCCAGTACGAGGTGACTCTCAAGCTGGACGGCAGCTCGATGACCGTGTATCGTCGTGGAGAAGGTGATAAAGTAGAAGAAGGCGTCTGCTCGCGTAACCTCGAGTTGAAGATGGAAGGCAACGAGAACAACTCGTTCGTGCAGATGGCCAACGAAGGAGTTCTGCAGGCGCTGCGTGATGCAGACGTCACCAACGTTGCGCTGCAAGGCGAGCTCATGGGTCCTGGCATTCAAGGCAACCGCGAAAGCCTGTCGTTCAATCGCTTCTTCGTGTACAACGTCTTCGACATCAGGAAAGGCGAGTACATGAAACCAGAGGACCGCATTGCCTTCCTCGATAAGCTGAATGCAGAGGCTACCGTTCGTAATGGATTCCGTGTCGAGCACGTACCGATTCTCTACAGTAACGTGACCCTTGCCGAGCTGGGAATCCACAACATGGACGATCTGCTGAAGTTTGCTATCGGGCCAAGCATGCACAACAACGTACGTGAAGGCCTGGTCTTCAAGGCGATGGATGGTTCTCAGCAGTTCAAGGCCATCAGCAACCTGTACCTCGAACAGGAGAAGTAAGATGCCCACCATCTTCAGCAAACGACATCCTCAACGCACTAACCCGCTTGAGTTTGTCGTGCTGCAGATGGGTGTCCCAAATAAAAATGGGCGCACCTACCTGCGGCAAGATGTAGCCCCAGCCCTGCTGAAATTCAACTTCAACAACGATCCGAAGTTTGGTGTTTTCAAGGACGATGTGGGTCCTGGTGGAACTCTGCCACTTAATAAGGTAGCATTTGTCTCCGAAAACGTACACATTCGTGGCGACAAGGTATACGCAACAGTCAAGCCACTGAAAACACCAGCGGGCCTAGTCCTAGAGAAGTTGCTTGCTCTTGACCTCGTTGAATTCCGCACGCTAGGCACCTACTCTCATTTAGACAATGGGTGCATCAAGAATTGGAAATTGATTGCTGTGGTTGCTATGTCAAAGGGCGAAGGCGCGTGAAGGCTGCGATCATCGCGTTCATTGTAATATTCGGTGACTTTATCGTTTTGGGTGCGATTGCTTTCATCATTCGCTGGTGGAAGAAGAGGAAGTCTAAAAATGATGTACATCCTGTGGTTGCTGTTGTATAATGTCTCTATCAACTCAATCACAGGATTCCAAATGCAAACGATCGAATTCCATGGCAAAGCCAAAGAAGTCCTGGAACAGCTCAATCCCAAGGAGCTGATCGAACTCCGTCGTCAAGCCTATATGCGCCATCCTCAAGATCACGAGTACAACCGCGCTCAACGCATCCTCCAAACTCAAGTCATCGCTGTGCTGGCGCAGAAGGGGCACTGACATGAAGCTCCTTCGTCAAACTCTTCGTGGCTGCACCAGCCTGCCTCATGTTGGCGAACACCCTGGAACCTTGATCATGTTCATCTTCATCCTCATGGGTGGATTTGCTGGTGCAAAGGGCGGATTTTGGGGCTTCCTTGGAGGAGCCTCGTTCATGGCACTTTTTATCGTTCCATGTTACCTCGTTGGTGCATACTCACGTGCCCAATATTCCGATCAACTTGAACGTATCGCAAACCCAAAATAAAAGGTTAGCTATGAACACCACACTTCTCTGGCTTCTCGTGCTGCCTGTTGTCTGCGCGATCGTTATCTGGATTCCTCATCGAGACAAACAACAAAGCTACGTCATCGCTGGCGGGTACTGCCTCGTTGCGATTATGATCGTCTGCGCTGGCTTCTTCATCTCGAAGGGGTCGAAGACCTGGGACACTGAAATCTGGAATGGGCAGGTTGTGTCGAAGGAACGGGTGCACGACTCGTATCAACGATCGTACGAGTGTAACTGTACCACTTCCACAGATTCGAAGGGCAACCAAACTCGAACGTGTCAAACATGTTACGAGGATCACTACACAGTGACATGGAACTGCAACACGACGATCGGCGACTACCGCATCGACCACGAGGACAGCACGAGCCAAAGGGTCTACAGGCTACCTGATCCACCACGATACACCGTGATTCAGAAGGGCGATCCTGTGGCAAAGGAACACCGATACACGAACTACATCCAGGCAGTGCCCAACTCGCTCTTCACACCCGCCGCGGCCGACCTGAAGGCGAAATTTGCAAACTTGATTCCATCGTACCCAGACAAGGTGTACGACTTCTACAAGATCAACCGCTTCCTGACGCCAGGATGGGCGCCTGCAGATGCAGCTCAATGGAACCAGGACATCGCAATGGGGCTGCGTGAACGTGGTCCAAAGAAACAGGTAAATGTCATCATTGTGATAGCGAAGACGAACGACTCGAATTACGAGTATGCGCTGCGAGATGCATGGGAAGGCGCGAACAAGAACGACGTGGTGCTCATCATCGGTAGCACGGAGTACCCCAAGATTGACTTCGTTCGTGTCTTGAGCTGGACCAAGAACGAGAGCTTCAAGGTGGAGCTGCGAGATGCAGTGATGGACAAGGGCGTGATTGACAGGAGCATCGTCGACATCATGATGAAGCAGATTGACACGAATTTCGAGCGTCGTCACATGGCAGAGTTCGAGTACCTTGATGGCGAGATCGATCCTCCTGAATGGCTGGTGTTCACCTTGATCTTCCTGGTGATTGCAGGTGCAGTGGTGGTGTGGTACATGATTCCACAGTGGACGACTCCAACTTTTTACCGCCGCCGGTTCCGCTAAAATGTGTGTACAACCTAAGGAAACTAGGTTATAATGACTCATATCAACAAATAATGAAGGGAAATAAAATGGCAAATTCGAACCTGATCCGCAATCTCGCGATTGCAGGAGTAGTGGGTGTGGTTGTTCTCGGCGTTGCTGCCAGTTACTTCAGCGCTGCGAGCTACGGCAATCGAACCGAGGTGCAGCTGAAGGCGAAGTATGCTGACAACGAGAACGTCCTGTCATCTGGTTACCAGCAGCTGAAAGGCGTGGCCGGCGTTACGAAGATGGCGACCGAAGATCAAATCAACATCTTCAAGGCCGCGATTCAAGGTCGTTACGGTGCCGACGGTTCGAAGGCCGTGTTCCAAATGATCAAGGAACAAAATCCCACGGTCGACGCGCAGCTGTATCGCAAGGTGCAGCAGGTCGTCGAGTCGACGCAGAAGGAATTCCAGGTCTCGCAGACCCAGTTCCTCGACGTCAAGCGCTCCTACGAGACGGCACTGGGCTCGCCGTGGCAGGGCTTCTGGCTCGGCATCGCCGGCTACCCGAAGATCGACCTCAGCAAGTACGTGATCGTCTCGAGTGAAGGCGCAAGCGAGGCCTTCCGTACCAAGAAACAAGCGGCGCCGGACTTCGGACGGTAATCATGTACCACGATACTCCGGAAAAGATCGCGGGATATTACAAGTTGGTCGGCAAGAAGGTCTGCAAGACTTCTTTGTCGAACAACAAGACAACTCCGAAGCCGTTTAAGTCAGGGCGACGGGTGAACACGGTCAAGGCAGTAATTTTCAAACCTGAACTGACTAAACACGCGCTCTTCATCTTTGAAGAAGACGACAGCTACGTACGGTGCTACCAGTGCCGCCTCGCACCACCTGAATATTTGGCACAAGGAGAAAATGATGGGACTGTGGGATAAAGTGAAAAGCGCCATTGTTGAGGATGATGGCACCGTGGAAGCAGCTGCCCCGCAAGGGGCGCCGCAACCGCAAATGCAGAAGGTCGTGCGAACAAACGAGGGTGGCACCATGACCTCGTACCACCCAGTTGCGCCAGCAGTGAACCAGGAAATGGTAGCTGCGATTCGCAAGCAGACCTTCAGTCGTAACACCGCGCTGACTGCCCTGATCACGGCAAGCGATGCCCTCGCGGACATCATCCCCGATCCAGCGATGCGGCTGAAGGCGGCGCAGAAAACAGCAGGCGCCGGCCGCGGTGCGAAGGAACTCGCGGAAGCGGTTCAAATCCACCTGAATGACGTCGACGGTGCCGAGATGCAGTTTGGCCAAGCCCTCGAGGGCAAGATCAAGCAGGAAGTCGGCGGCCTGCAACGCCAAGCAGACGTGGCTGAGCAGTCTGTGCAGACGATGAACCAGCGCATCCAACAACTGCAGCAGGAGATTCAAAATCTCCAGCAACAATCGGCCGAGCAATCGACGAACGCGATGAACCTCCGTTCGCAGGCTGCTTCGAAGGAAGCCGAGCTCCGTCAAGCTGACACGGAATTCAAGGCAGCAGCAAACGCGGTTCGCCAAGAACTGAACAGCCACAAAGCAACCATCCTTTCCACTCTCGGCTAAGCCAAAGGAAACCAAGCAATGACTGACGAATTCAAACCCAAGTCGTTCTGGGAACGCCCAGAAGGTACCACTGGCATGGTCGCCATCGCCCTCGGTATCCTCGGACTGTACTTCTCCCTGGACTTCCTGACGAACCTGTTCGCGAAGGCGATCAACCTGGTTGGTCAGGCCATCACCCTGACCGTCCTCGGCGCCATCCTGTTCGGGCTCATCATGATCCTGACGAACTCGAAGTTCCAGACACTGATCGCATACGGCTTCAAGAGCGTGATGCGAAAGATCACCGGCGCCTTCGTCGAGATCGACCCGATCGGCATCATGAAGTCCTACATCGAGGACCTCAAGGGCAAGCGCGGCATCATGGAGGAATCCATCGGCAAGCTGCGTGGGCAAATTGCGGTCTGTGAGAAACAGGTGAACGCTAACGATGCCGAGTATGAACGCCAGATGGCGACCGTGAAGGTGGCTCGTGATCAAGGCAAGCAGTCCGCCCTCACAGTGGCAAGTCGACAGGCGGGGCGGCTCGAGAAGCTGAACAAAGAATCCCTGCGACCCCTGCTTCTCCAGATGCAGGTGCACCTCAAGGCGCTGAACAAGTACTACGAGGTGACTGGCACGGTGATCGATGACCTGAACAACGAGGTCAAGGCGCAGGAGATGCAGCGACGCATGATCCAGGAATCCTACTCAGCCATGTCGACGGCGAAGAAGATTCTGATGGGTGGCACCGACCAACGAGAACTCTTCGATCAAGCCATGGAATACGTGGTCAATGACTACGGCATGAAGATGGGCGAGATCGAGAACTTCATAGAGAACTCGAAGGGCTTCGTGGAAGGACTGGACCTCCAGAACGGAGTGTACGAGGCGGATGCCCTCAAGAAACTCCAGGAATGGGAGAACAAGGCCGACTCAATCCTGCTCGGTAACCACAAGCAGCAGATGCTCGAGCAAGCAACTCTTAACTCCACCCTGAATCAAGGGATTGGCGTGCCGGCCGCGCAGTTCGACTACTCGCAACTCCTGAACAAAAACGACAAATAAGTAACACGAACCTGGCCGATGGTGTATAATGACTCCATCGGCACATTTTGAACGAAAGCCACAGCAGATGGTGTAGTAGTGAATTTTGTGTGATAAGTCTGACAGGGCTTAAGTTTATTCAACTTTTGAAGGAAATAAGAACATGAAACTCAAACCTTTACCGAAAGCAATTCTTGTCGCCGTGATACTCGGCTCAGCTGGGTATGGTACGCACGTTGCGATGAGCAAGGGATACTTCAAACCAAGGGCCACCATCGAGGCGTCCGTTCCCGACAAGATCGATCTGCCCACTACAACCACGGGGACCTCCACGGGCCTGAGCTCGACCATCAACACCAGTCCTGTTTCCTCGCATGAAGTGATCCGTGTCAAGACGCTGGCCTGGAACGCCACTGCCGGCCTGCACTACGCCAATGGCGACGTCGATACCGCCCCCGGCTCCATCATGGACAAGCGCGGCCTGAAGGTGAACCTCAAGCGCGAAGACGACTACTCGAAGATGATCGCCGACCTCGCGTCGTTCGCGAAGGATAACTCGACTGGCGTCCACTTCGTCGTGATCATGGGCGATGGCTACCCTGCCTTCGTCAAGGGCGCTGATGAAGCGCTCGCCCCGTTCAACCAGTCGGTGGAAGTCGTCGGCGCCCTGGGCTACAGCCGTGGCGAAGACAAGTGCATCATCGACAAGAACGCGAAGCCGCAAGGTTCACTGATCGCGGGCGTGCTCGGTGACGGCGACATCAACATCTGCATCAAGTACGCGGCCGACAACGGCATCAAGGTCAATTCGGACCCGAAGACCTACGACCCGAACGCCATGAACTTCGTGGGTGTCTCGTCCTTCACTGAAGCAGACGAGAAGTTCATCGCGAACGCAACTGACCGTGGGCACCCAATCAACGGCACCGCGACCTGGACTCCAGGTGACGTGAAGGTCGCGACGAAGCGCGGCAACATCAAGGTCCTCGCCTCGACCAAGGAATACGCATGGCAGATGCCGGCGGTAGTGATCGGCAACAAGCAATGGATGGCTGCGCACCCGAACGAAGTCAAGGCCTTCCTCGCTGCGGCCTTCGAAGGCGGTGAACTGGTCCGTGCAAATGACCAAGCCCTGCTGAAAGCGGGCGCAGTGGAAGCCAAGGTGTACAGTGAAGGCGACGCAAACTACTGGGCCAAGTACTTCAAGGGTACGACCGAGAACGGCATCTCCCTGGGCGGCTCGACCACCAACGGGCTGGCAGATAACGCCTTCCTCTTCGGTCTGAAAGGCGCGGACAACCTGTACAAGAAGGTCTACAACGTGTACGGTACCATCGCCGTCAAGTACTTCCCCGACAACCTGCCAAAGATGATCCCGTACGAGCAGGTCGTGAACACCTCGTACATCGAAAGCCTGCTCGCCAGCTCCTCAGTTACGGTCGATCAAGCGGCAACTCCGACCTACGGCGGCCAAAAAATCGCAGTGGTGGCCAACAAGTCATACAGCATCGAGTTCGACAGCGGCAAGACAACCTTCAAGCCGCAGTCGGTGGCCGTGCTGAACGAGCTGCTGGACCAGATCGCCGTGTCGAGTCTCTCGGTGCAGATCAACGGCCACACCGACAGTAAAGGCAACCCTGAAGCGAACCTCGCGCTGTCGAAGGCACGAGCCGAAGCGGTGAAGAAGTTCCTGATGGCGAATGCCGGCTCGAACTTCCCAAGCGAACGTATCACGACACGCGGGTACGGTGATACGCAGCCAATCGGCACCGACGCACAGAACCGCCGCGTCGAGATCATCCTCTACTCGACCGCCAATTAAGCAGGTAGAGGGGACCTAGGTCCCCTCATCTTTGGAGAACATCATGCTTTTAGTCAAAATTCTTGCAGCAATCTTCATTTACAACATCCCGTCCATGATCGCATTTTCTCGTAGGCACCCCGAAATCGTGCGT